TCACGTTTCCCCTCTCCACTATCGGCACTATCGGCTGCTACAACAGAAGTATCCGGCGTCCCCGTGATTAAATTCTGTTGATACATTAATCTGATAACTTTTCTTGATATAGAAGTAAAACTAAAGACATCACAAATATTGTGCGATGTCCCTGTCTGTGTGTTCGCGGCAGCTCCGAGATGATAGCTCTTAGCAATTGCGAACCCCGGTTGCGAAACGGTTTGCGTTGCTAAGCCGGTTTCCTGAAGTTTAAATGTAGAGGTGTAATTCACGGCATCATCTACTTGAGAAGCTTTAAGAAAGGTCGCGCAAACTAAAAATTCTCCGGTATAGGGAGGTATGAAAGAAACCCCCAAACTTTCAGAGCCAGCCGAGCAGGTTAATCCTGTCGGCGGGTTCGTCGTCGAGCAGGGAAATTGTGCATCTTTTGAAGTCCCGTTCAAGGCCATAGATAAGCTTGCGCTAACTATTTCGGTGTACGCCAGGACTGTGGCAACACCAAGGTCGGGGTTTGCACCAGAGATTTGAGCGTTAATATGCCAGCCTTGGGTTTCAAGAGTTACTTTTGACGTTGAACTTGAGGGGTAGCGGGTAACAGTATAGGTGAGAACAGATGCATTTGCAGAACCAACCAGGATGGAGTTATTTATTAGAATATTTCCAGAGTTTATAGATCCAAAAATAGTAAATGTTTTTGCTCCTCCGCTATGAGAAAAAACAGCACTCAATGCGACTGGTTGCGAATTAGAGTTGGTAATATCAAACGTAGTTTGAACCATGCCACGCGTGCTCGTGCCATCACTCAATGCCCAAACAGGAGTATTATCGCCCGTTCCTTGGTCGCCGGTAAACGTAGCTTTAACTTCATAAATTCCGGCTGGGAGCGCAGAAAATTTTATTTGCGGGAGATCAGTATCAGTCGCGTCAACGGTAGCGATTGGACTAGAAATATCAAGTGTAATAGCCGGGCAATCAGCATCGGTTCCGAAAGCGTCTAACGCGGTCCCGGCATTAGTCCAACTGCAACTTGCCGTTGAATTAAAATGTGCGTGAGCAACAATTTCAACGGGGTCCGAGACTAAAATCTCATTTACCGAAGATCCCAGGTGCATGCGGTCTAATGTAATAGCTGCGGCATCCGCTGTTGCCGTAATTTTAAGTTTTATAGAGTCACTAGCTGGGCAGATAAAAGCCGCAGTGGCCTGTAGCGCTGATCCGGTTGTTGGAACAAGATCGGTCGCAGTAGTTAAGTCTGTGCCGTCATCGAGTTCAACTACATAGTTTAAATGAGTCAGAGTTCCAGATTCCCATTTGTAATAAAAATTAAGGGAACACGCCCTGTTTTCAAGTCCTTCTGGTACGACATAGTCAGACGAAGTAAAAGTATTGCCATTTGCCGCTGCGTTAAATAAAGCTGATTTGGTTCCGTAGAGTGGTACGGAAGACTCGACAGTTAGAGTACCTCCAGAGTTCGTCCAACCGACGGAAACTCCCTGTTCAAAATCGGAGTTAGATAGAATGTTAACGCCCGAACTTGACCCGCCCGAACCGACCGGCAGGGTTGTGGAGCCATCGTTTGAGAACTCAAGTTGTCCCGAAGAATCATTCCATTGAATGAAGGGAAGAGTCGCCGAGTTGTCGTTAAAGCTAAGTTTTATGTTCTCCCCGGCACCTCGTCCGATCCGAAGATCAATCGTTGGGATGCGGTGATAATTGGCTGCGTAGGCCACACTAGCAATGGCGATAAGAAACCCCGCTAGAGTAAATTTTTTCTTGTGGTTCTTAATTAGGTTAAACATCATCCACTCCCTTTAGACTTCAGTTATAATATCGACAACCGGTTTCTTACCAGCGGCTACGCCGCTATCATCTACTTCAGTATCTGTACTCACCGCAAAAACACTTTCTCTTACTTGACAGTAGTCCGCGCCGATTAGTAGCTTAACTGCAATATTTCCAGCTACGGTATAGCCAACAAATCTTCCACCCTTAATCTTTACTCTGGCAGCACTTATCTCAAGAGATACAGTGTCTGCCCCCTTTGTATAAACAACCGCAGGCTTAAAGTCGATCTCAATACCGCTTACATTTACTGAAACCCTGGTATTAATTGTTGCATTATCCAGGACTAAAATTCGCCAACCAGAACTTGCCGCAGCTACCGCCGCAGCTAAGGTAGCGTGTGTGGCCCCAGCAGCCGCTCCAACAACTGCGTCGTAATTTAATAATTGAAGAGTTACTGTATCCGTAACAGTTTCAAAATATTTCAACCATAAATCTACGAAATAAAATATCCAGTTATGTTCTTTTGCTGGAGGTCTATCCCCAGAAGTATAACCGGTAAGTTGTCTACCGGCTGTTGGAGCTTGGATTTTACCCGCTGCACCATCAGTCCAGTCAATGTGATTAGTTGGCTTGGCCACGTCTTAACCCTCCATGTTTAATTTAGGAGTCATATACTCCACCGACTATCGGGTCTTCAAATCCTGGCCCATAGCCCTCTGTTCCAATATCAATAAAAGTATCTTGCGCATAGGCGAAAGGTAATTCAACTCGGTACATCTCGGCATACATACCGTTATTGCTCCCGGCATCATTCGCGTACCCAAGTCCAAAAACGTCGGGATTATTGTCTTCATAAGAAAAAGCTTCTGTCGCGTGGGCGAAGACTATATGGGCAATCCTAACCCCGCCAGCTAGGATATCTTCAAGATTCATGATGATACTATTTCTTTCGGCTTGAGTTGGGATTTCAGCCGTACCAGTCAATACAACTTCCCCGTGACCTAGATTGGTATATTTAATCCAAGCTGTGGTTACAAGAAGATTGAAAATATCAACTAATTTTTCGGCATTGCCTTGAGAGGTATTTTTCCCGATTTGAATATAGATTAAATTCCTATACCCTGCGTCGGTTTGACCCCCTCTTTCAACTCCAACAATTTCTCCGATAGTCTCTAATTGAGATCCGACCGCCGCATCTATATCTATTAAATCCGTAACTGCACTTATTGAAGCATCTTCTAAATCTTGAATCTGCTCGACAATGGCTGTAAGAAACCCCTCAAAACGCGGTTGCTTCTTGTACTGAGTTATCAATCTCGACAAGGCATCAACTATATGGGTGGTTATCTGTGTGACCATTTTTACTCGTCAATAGTTACGCTTAAGAAAGTAAAGTTACAGCGTGATAGCGAATTTTGTATTTAAATATATTACTCGCATGGCCGGTAGCAAATACCCCAGTTGCGTTTGTAATTTGAAGGGCTTTATTTGCTGACGCGGATAATTCTTGATAAACCGTGGAAGAGGATACATACGCCGCACTTGGTTGCTTTAGGATAAGATGCTCGTCGGCAGCGGCGGTAATGAAGGCAACATCAATAGCTGCTACGTCTACCCCAGAGGTTGCATACTCGATAGATACATCCCCGCCCGAAGTAAATGCAGTAGTCGTGTAGTCGTGGAAAAGTTCAATCTCATCAACTACCAAAAGAATCCCAGCACCTGGCGCAGCAATGAGTACGACCGGAGTGGTAAACATTGTGGTGATATTTGTTTGAGACAGAGTTCCAGATGCCTCTAGAATCTTAGGCGCTGCTCCGAAAGCGTCGTCAATTTCAGAACCGAGAAGAAAACCTTTTCGATTCATTTGACTTCCAATTTTATTTAGAAGTGCTTTTTCTGCTGCTGATAATCCCATACTTAATTCTCCTATAAGACATTAATTAACGTGGTTGAAGTATCAAAATCCGCAATCTCTTGCGATCTTATAACAATATTTGCATCGTACCCGCCGAATAGGTAGGTGTGTACTCCTGAGCCAGCACTAACAAAAGGTAGCGCGGCGGATACTCTATCGGCTGCAACTTGAAAATTATTCGCATTTGGTACCGTAACTATCGTAAACACACTCGTACTATTTAATCCAGAGGGGAGAGTACCCGAAGTGCTGAATTTAACCCTGTCCCCCACCGAACGACCGTGGGTAACATGGAGAAGATTCATCGTACCCGAAGAGTTAACTGCGGTAAAGGCAGAAGACCCGGAAACTGGCAGGGCAATAGTTGATAGACGTACTACTGCGCTGAGGATTCCCGGAACAGTATCAATAGAACAAATGAGCCTCGGGGTTACAATAACGTCAGTACCAATCCCAAGTGCATCCCCTGCTGCAACAATTGCATTTTCAATCTGAACTGCGCCGTCTGCGGGAAAAAGATTGGGATCATCCACTATATCAATTTCTATATGGACGGGTATCGCCGTTGGTCTTGAAAAACCAACATTATGCTCAAACCCTTGGGAGTCTTCAACTGCCTCAAGTTCTGTACCGTAAGACTCTATTCCAGCAGCAACGACATCAAAAAGAGCCGCAGCAACAGCCGCATTAGTCCCCCCTTGAACAACAACTTCGACAGAATTCGGAGGTCTACCATCCGGGTCAGTAACATTGGTTTGATTTTCAAATACAATGGCGTTAGTAACATCCGCAATTGCTAAAATTTTAGCTAAGATCGCATTTACAGTGGCTCTACCTGCAACAGCAAGTTCACTCAGGCGGCGAGTTTTTAATAGTGCATCGGTTTCGGTATCAGCTCCAATTACGATATCCAAAGCGTTAGTTGCTGAGCTCCATCCGGTTACTGGGGTTTCAATTACTGTTAGCCCGCCCGCTGGCGCGGGGGTGGCCCCTGCGGTCTGTGCGCTTACGGCAACATTAACTTGGGGAAGGGCACCCGAAAGGGTTTCTACTGGGGAAATAGTTACCCCCAAGACTTCTTGCCCTTGTTTCGTAACTGCGAAACTAAACCCGGAATTGCCATCAATTGCGTCAGTTCTTGCACCTTGATCGGCATCAGTGATCGTAACAACCGCTCCGACCGAAGTGGCTACATACTTAGCATCAGCATTAATAGCCGAGGAAACTGCTGTGGCAACAAGGGTTGCACTATCTCCGGTTACAACTCCGGTAACTTCTATACTTCTACTTAAGGCAGCGGCACCGCCAGGAATAGATGTACCGTTATTATCAACATCAATCCAGACACCGACGGATCCATCCTCGTCGTTTATGCGAAAATACTTACCATCTAAAGATCCCGCGACATCGGCAACAGTGGTGATAGAGGTTATTTCATTGGTGGTTAAAGAATTAGCTCCGACAATTAAAAGAGGCTGCGGGGTTGAACCGTTCGAAGAAGTAAAGGTGATTATAAACCCAGCGGTAAAACTTCCGGTTACTGTTACTGAGTCTAAATTTACCAATGCCTCAAGTTTAGTATCGACTGCGGCGGCGTTATCACTAGAAAGAATTGCCGCAGTCACTTCCCCATCAAAATTTAAGGTAAAACTTCCTGCGTCTGGGACTTGAGAAAAAGTTATGGTTTGAATTTCATCAACCCCAGCAGCTATAGTTGCGCTTGCCGAGGTAAGGAACTTTGCAGCAGGGTTTCCAGCGACTGAAACTATTCTATCCGCTGGAATAACGG